TCATTATTGCTAATAAGTTGTCTACCTTCCCGTGCTTTCTTGATTCGCTTCGATCGAGCGTCTGACCAAGACTTGCCGGCATCACCGCCCCAAGCCGCCCAGGCCACTCTTCCATTGCTGGGATAGCCGTCCTCACCAGGGCTAAATCCCTTGCCTTGTTTATCGACTTCATGCCTGGCGAACCAGGCTGACATGGTTATCACTGTGTCAGGCGACAGCTCATTGCCACTCAAGATCTGACTTGCTCTAGTGCGAGCAACGTCAGTGCCGCCACCCTCACCATCAGATTTCCAATCGCGATAGCGCTGAGCTTCAGTCCTCATGCCCTCATTGGGCATAAGGTCAATCTCAACTCCGTTTACGTTTGCCATTGGTCCGCTTGCGGGTGGGCTGTGGCTCTTCTGATTCAAGCAACGAAAGCTGCATAGTCTCGTCAGTTAAATCAAGATCCTTGTCTAGCTT